CATCTCCTTGTCGATAGCACGCGCACGGAACTCGGCAAGTTCGGCAGCAAGCCTATCTCGCTCGGTTGTTCCTTCCGGGTATGCTGCGATAGCCTGGGCATACCAGGCCTCTACGGCAGCCCTGTCTACCGGCTGACCGCCATATGTTGAGTCATATGACGCGCTTGCCATATTTGCCTCGAAAGCAGATAGCAGGGCGCTCTTTTGGGCGGCCTGCTGCTCTTTAAGAATGTTGTAGATTAGGAGTGTTAGATTCTGCGTGCCTGATGTGGCTCGGCGGAATCGAGCTCGTCGCCTAGTTCTGATTGCCATTATTGCTCACTCCCATTCTCTACTGGGGCTTCAAGATCCATCGGAAGCTGGGCGCCGGCCTCAGCATTCTCAGGCAAAGACTCTTGAGGAGGGTTTGCCGCGTTCTCAAAGCTCGTCATTCCCGGAGCCGCCGTAAGCGGCGGATTAAGTGTCCTAGATGCGTTCAGAGATTGCTGTTGCGCCTGAAGCTGTTGTTCAGCTTGCTGTTGCTGTCCCTGTAGCTGCTGCATCTGCACGCCCTGTGCCTGCAACGCCTGGAACGTCTGGAGCAGGTTTGCCATCGTCAGGACGGCTGCAGGATTGACAGTTGCGTCAGTCTGCTCGTCCCGAATGATGTCAAGCTCGCCCTCAGGATCTTCGACGCCAACGCGATCCATTGCGCGCTCCGCGCTCCAGATTCGGTTCTGTACAAGATTAATTGCAGTCTGGGCAAGCTCAAGCGTGTCACGAGGAGTGAGCTCAGGCGGTATAACGTCGATTCTGTACTGATTGTCAAATATTGCGGCCATTGACCTATCTTTCGATGCCCAAACTCGTCCGCACAGCACCCAAACGTCTTTGATCCACTGGTAGAACAGTTTTCTCTTTGGGGCAATGCGAGACTCGTAGTTGGCAATCAACGACGCAATGGCCTTAGAAGAGCCAAGGACGCTTGTTGGCGCTAGGCCAAGAAGAAGGTCATTGAGACCGGTAACGACCGCGATTTCTCGGTCAATTCGCTTATTGTAGTCCTCAATCTGGAACTGAGGAATGAACGGCTGAAGTGCCCGCAACTCATTGCCTGGCCCTGGGGCGGCAACCTTGTTCGGCTTTGGCAGCGCATTGGGCGGTACCTCGTCAGGGGCCTCGGATCCTACAAGCTGCCACATCTGGCCACCGACGACAGACTGAATCATCTGCGCCTGGTTGGTGATGCGCTCGTCCTTTTCTCGGAGGAGCTGCTCTACGTCATATAGCTCTGGCTTGCCGTATGGGCTGCCAGGAACCTTACCGTTCTGGACCATGACGTAAGGGATGTTTCCAGCGTACTCTGGGTGACGCGTGTGCTTCACCAAGGTATTGCCGACGTAGATTGCGTTCCAAACCATCGGCGGCTTCCCGGCAGACGTAGGAACCTTGTACCAATAGTCGTATATTTCTACCTGGAGCTGCTCGTAGACAGTCTCACGGCGGAGCGGGTTGCGCTCGAACTGGTTCTGGTAGACCGTGCCAAGGGGGTCGTCGTGCGTTCCGGATGTCGAGTATCCGTACCACTTTTCGCCTTGCTTGACTGGGATGATGTCGATGCCGAAGTCTTCCTTCACTGCCTGCGGTGACAGGCCGTAGCAGTATAGGGACCAGTCGAGACGAGTATAGTCGGAGTTTCCGAACCCCATGTACAGGTTTTCCGGCTGCTCAATGATGCTTACAGACGGCATGCCAAGGTTTGGGTCCCAGTAAACTTTTGCGGCGGTATACCCGTACAGGCTCTTCGTAAGAGATGCGGTCTCTAGCTTGAGATCCATGTTCTGTTCGTGCCACCATGCAAAGAACAATCGTTCACGGTTAGCGGCATTAGACCTTGACTCTTCGTCTGCGGCCTCAGGCACATAGTGTATGACGGGAACTACGGCCTGGAGCGATGACGGGATGTTGACGTATGCAGCGTGGACGTTGACCGAGACGTGTGCGCGGCCGGCTAGGCGAGCGCTTGGGTCTTCTGCCCAGTGGTCAGCGCCACCCAGCGTGATAGTATCTGGATGGTACATCCTGTCGAACCGGCGGAAGATGCTGCGCAGACGGTTCTGCTCAGGCTCCAGCTGCTGCTTGCGAGTCAGGATCTCACCGTACAGCTTGAATTCGTCATGCTCTTCTGGATTTACGTCCTGCATCTCCAGGGACTTCTTGAGCATTGTTACAGAATTGGACTGCGACTCAGTGAGCTTGTCCATCTGGAGAGGCGTGTAGTTCTTCTTGATTGGTGTACCACGTCCGCCGGATGATGCATTGAGCTTGGTTGGGGACGTCGAGATCGGGGAGCCACCTGCGAGGCCAGAGTTGACGACAGAGGATGGGGCTGGTGTCCTCGATTCGCCACGAACTGGGGCTGCAGATGCGATATTCTTTACGGCTATTCCGGCACTTGGCATGCGGCCAGGCTCGACTGCCCCGCGAGAAAGCCTCTTGGCCTTGTCGATTGACTTGCCGACTTCCTTGACCTGGGCGGCAGGAGCAACTGCAGGGTCAGTTGTATACTGCCCCGGTACTCCTTTTCCGTCAACAAATGTACGCGGTACGCCTCTTACCTTAGCCATTATTCAGCAGCTCCAAAATAGGAAAAGGCCACGTTGGCCGCGGCCTTTTCGGGATTCCTTATTGCATAGCGGACAGCAATAGCAAGCGCCATTACGGCGTCCTGCTCGATTCGCTTATCGTCTAGCTTGTAAGCCAAAAGTTGCCTCCGCAAGTCTTCCCAAATTCCCCCTCGAGGGAACTTGATCTGTGCTTTGTCGAGTATTGTCTTTTGGTCGTTTAGAAGTTCAAGCTTCTTGGACTTTGTGCCGCCGAAGTCAAAATCCCTAAGTGGCTTGATAATTGAGAACTCATCTCGGAAGAGCTTGCCGCCCATCCCGGTCGAGTCGACTACTGTAGTGCACTGGGCGCTTGAACTGTAAAGCAGATGCCCTTCGCGTACCATGTTGACGACCGCAGTGATCGTTTGTTTGCCTGAGCGTTTCCGAGCACGTACTCCCCGCATCGATGTGCGCTTTGTGATGTCGATTGTGAGCGCCCATGTTGCGTCGGACGAAATACCAGGGTCACAACCCTGGACGTAACGGTGAGCCGACTTTGGCGCATCCTCGACCTCCAATGTGCTGTCGAAGCAGGCTTCAACTCCTTGAGACGAGAAGAACGCCTTCCGTGACTCGATGAAGTATCCATCTACGTTTTGCGGTATCAGGTACTCTGCCTGCTGCCTAACGACCGCGTCGAAATCTTCCTGCCGTAGTCCGTACCCGATATTGTCCCTCGTGGACAATCGGAACGAAATGAACTGGTCGTCTCTGTTGGGGTTGTCCGGGTTTCCCATCTCCCAGAGATCCGAGTAGTCGTTGTAACCTTCTGTTGGGGTTCCGATGAAGTGCAGAGGGCCCCCCGTAGAAAGTCGTCGGAGGTTGAGCACCTCTTGGTAGATTGTTACCAGGTGCGGCTCGAAAGCCGCCTCGTCGAACGAGATCCCCTGCATGTCCTTGCCCAGGAGCGCCTTCGCCTTGTCCTGGGTCGTTCTGAAGTGGATGCTCGACCCGCCCACTAGTGGGTTGAACTTGATCCACAGGTACTCCCCTCGATACTTCTTCTCAAAGTCGGCAACCCTGCCTAGCTCTTTAGTTAGCGGGCATCCTCTGCCCCTCTGCGCGGGGTGTGCCCCCTGCAGGATCATCGCTATCTCCCGATGAACCAGCTCTGCAGTCTCTTGCTGAATCCCGACGTGGTACCACTCATACGGATCATTGATCCACCTGATTGCATCCGCCTGATCTCCTTGCGAGGGAGGTCTAATGCCGAGTTTGTAGAGGGCATGATGAAGGCAGACAACCGCCATCGCGAGCGTTTTGCCGGCACGATTACCCGCGGAAACGACAGTCGTGAGGTATCTTGGCCGGAACCCGTCATCTGCGCGATCAGCGCAGGCCTTCCACCATCTTGTTTGTCCTGGGTTGCCCTCGATACCGAGCCAGCGAGAAGCAAAGAACTCGATGTCACCGCGACCGCGAGCCAGATCGAGAGCGGCTTGTCCTTGGACAAACTTCAAGATTCCTTCTTCTTCTTATTCTTTAGCCGCTCGCTCATGGCCCTTGCCTTGGCCTTTGCGTCTGCCTTGCTGCTAGCTCCCCACGCCTGGAGACTGAGTAGGAGTCGGGTCGGACGCCCCTTCTCGTCGCGCTCTGGACCAGGAGATCCACCCATTCGTGCCAGGAACGATGCGCGTCGTGGATTGTCCCCCTTCTTGACCGGGGCCTTGAGCGTGCCTCCAGTTTGGGCCTTGTATGATGCTCTACCCTTGGCATTGAGGCCACCCTTTGGGTTCTGTCCTTCTTTGCGCTGCCATGCTGCCGTCTTTGGCATTACTTCACCTCGTTATGAAAATACAGTGTTCCTTTTAGGAACTTGATAGATTTAGTAGCAGCGGCAATTCTGTCAATGAACGTGCCATCTGCTTCATAGTGCCGGTCTGTGTATCCAGCCTTGCGAGCAATATCTAGCTTGACGATGTAGTTGCCAGAGGTAGAACTTCCAGACTTGAACTGTGGGGAGGAGTCCTTGGACCACCCGCAGTACACTACATCGTGTCCTAGTTCTCCTTGCCGCATCATTTCTGAGATATAGTTCTGGTCGTACGAGTCGTCGTGGTTGAACCAGCCCGCGTAATCAGATGTCGCCAAGTCAATCCCCTTGGCCCTCTTGTCGTGTCCCCAGTCGCCAAGATTTGGCTCTCTGTGGAACGAGACTGAAGGATACGCTCTCTCAGCCTCAGAGCAGTCAATATCACTAGCCAGAACAATGATTTCATTAGGGACCCTGGTCTGGTCCATCAGGGACCCGATCATTCTCAGCATTCCCGCCGCATCTGCATGAGCAGTTACAATCGCCGTAAATGTTGCCACTGATTCTCCTGATGATATCGCTTGTGGATATTCCTTTTGTGTATGGTACGTAGAGCATCTCTATCGATCTGCTATCCAGCCACTCCTGGTCTATTCCAAGCTGCGAAAGAAGAGATCCTCCGGTCCAATCGTCTCCGTGTGCGATGTATATCACCTTTATGCCTGAGAGCGAATCTATGGTCTTTCCGGTGTTCTCGTCGCCAATGTTTACTACAACTTTGTCGACCCACCTGCAGGCCTGAGCTGCTGCGATCCTCTCAGACAGGTTCATTACTGGCTTTCTCTTGTATCGCTCTGCAAACTCGTCTGAGTTCAGTGACACAATAACCCTGCCATACTCACGGCACTTCCTGAGAAACTCTGCGTGTCCGTGATGGAACATATCGAATGTTCCTCCGATGTACACCCATGTCATCATTCCGTAAGGAGCTCCGGCTCTACCGGTGTTGCAATTCCATCGATGACGGTTGCGCCACCAAGGATTGATGCCAGCGTCATTGCCAGGTCCCTGTCTGCGCCCTTCTCTTGGCGACGGTCCATAATCTCCTGGGCTCGTAGCCCCTCTGAGAGGGTTGGTACTAGCTCCCCGTTTTCTACCGCGGAGAATGTGTAGTCCCTGACCAAGGAAGCCAGGTCGGTTCCCGCTGTTGGCTTCAGTGTCTTCTTACGCTTCTCCATTACCTTGATCGCCTGGGCCTTCGCCTGCTCGAAGTCGGTAGTGAGGTGTTCCCTGCGGTGTTTGCCGAGTGTGAT